AAGAAGTACACAAACGGGGACTTTATTTTAGTCACGAAGAAGGGCAAAAGATCCTCGACTTTGCCGAAGTAGTAAATATAGCACCGGACGAACCTATTAAGTTAGCGCCTTTCCAGGTATGGGAACTTTATGTTTTTTATGGGTGGAGAAGGTCAGATGGAACAAGGCGGTTCCGATCTAAATATAAATCGGTAGCTAGGAAGAACGGCAAAACTCCGCTTGAGTCACTTCAGGTATTATTTCATTTAACAGTAGAAGAATTGTTTAGAGCTGAAGCCTATGTTTCGGCAACAAAAGAAGATCAGGCGAAAATTTGTTTTGATGATGCCAAGTTAATGCTGGAGTATTCGCCTGAGCTTCAGGAGTATCTTTCTGCCAGTGCGACTACCATCTTTAATGAATCTTCAAAATCTAAATTCCAGTTCCTAACATCCAACCCAAAAACAGCAGATGGAACACGCCCATCTTTTGCGGTTATAGACGAATATCACGAGTTTGATAACGATGATATGTTAGGTAAACTCAGGACCGGAATGATTCACAGGAAGGAACCAATTTTTAACATAGTGACAACCCGAGGATCAGATAAAGGAAAGCCGCTATTTCAAAAGGAATTAAAAATATATGTCCCCATACTTCAAGGGATAGTGGAAGATGACTCCACATTAGTAATAATATTCTCCCTTGATAAAGAAGATTTAGAAATTTCTAAAGAGGAAGAAGATAATCCTAATGCCGGATGGAAGAACCCGGACAACTTTATCAAAGCCAATCCTATGATAGGCCATATCCTGCGACTGGAAGATTTGATAGAAGAAAGAGACAGGGCAATTCGTGAGGGAGGAGAAGCAATTGTAAAGTTTCAAACCCTTAATTTAAATATGTGGTGCGATGCAGCGGAGGCTTGGATAGAAGATGATGTCTGGATGAAAAACGGATCAGAGATTAATCAGGAAGAACTTGAAGGCCTGGAATGTTATGGAGGGTTAGATATGGCAAAGAGGGACGATTTTATTTCTCTATGCTTAGTTTTCCCTGAGTCATCAGGAGAAAATTTTACATTTAAAGCCTTGTGGTGGCACTGGATACCAGAAGACACAGTAAAGAAAAGAGTAGATATGGGTATGCACTCATTAAGAGACTGGATAAAAAAGGGATTAGTTTTTTCAACCAAAGGAAATGTAACCGATTACGATGAAGTAGAGGCTTTTATAAAAGCATGCAATGAAAGATTTGTTATCAAGGGCATAAGTTACGATAAGCACAATATTGGTAATATGGATACCAATCTTATTAACAATGGAATAACGATGAATGTATTTGTTCAGACAATGCCAAATTTCTCTGAACCTACCAAGTATTACAAGAATAGTGTAAAGCAGGGAAGGTTTAACCACGGGAATAACCCAGTAATGAGGTGGCAAATGTCCAATGCGGTAGAAATAAACGATACGAACGAAAATATAAGGATCTCCAAAAAACACTCAAGGGAAAAGGTGGATGGTGTTATTTCGGCTATCATGGCTATCGGAGAATTTCAGACTCAGAATTGGAATAATAAACCTACAGCAACGATAGATATATGGTGAAACAGATTTCAAACCGAATGCAACTAACAGACGATGGATTCAATGAGATGTTTGAAGCTCAGATAAAACTACACCCTACATATCGGGCAGCTTATGAATCAGTAGAAGTATTTCACGAATTGCTGTTTGGCAAAAGGAGATACAGTGATTTTAAGTCTTTTGAAACAGTAAGAAATAGAAAGATTAAATCGGTTGATTAACTACCGCCCCATTTTCCCAAATCATATAATGATCAGTAGCGTTATTATTATAGTCAGTCTGGTTTATAGTAACTAATACGTATGCGGAAGTATACACATGGCAAAGAACACAACTTCCATCTGTTGAAAAATCGAAACTATAATAAGTAGTTCCATTCAGAACAAACCTTCTAACATCAACAATATATTGTTCTTCAGCTTTGATTCTAGATTTTACAAAAGAAGGGTGAATTTCTAGTCCATTATATTTAGGATCTTCGGCAGGAGGATTAGGTAATTCTCCCTTATCTTTTTTACAAGAAAATGTTAATAGTATAACTATTACGAAAAGAATCTTTTTCATATTTACTCACAATTAAAGTCTTTTTTATAGAAAACTAATTTTTCATTAGTGGACAATCTTGTTTGAGTGACCCATATACACGCAAGATTTTCAATATGTCGCTCATCGCAATTGTCCATAATCAAAATATATGTTCCGTTTTTAGGTATCCCGTTTACCTTAACTGACACCCTCTTTTTTGACCCATCTAACTTTACACTATCCTTAAAGGTCATTATTGGACGGGAGCAAGTAATATCATTCACATCAAATAAACTTACAGATACAATAGTTTCCCCAGCAGGCCCTGATACATTGCAATAAATGACAGTATCAACCTGTGAATAGGATGGGGAAAAATAAAAAATCAATAAAAAAAGTACAAAAATTCTCATATAGCTGGTTAAAAATCAAATATACAAAATACTTGCCAATGTAAACAATGTTTACTAGGGAGCCCCAATACTATACGTTAATTGCCTTTAATTAGTTAAACAAGGCAGACTATAAAAAAGAAAAACTTTTTCCAGAAACTTTTCCCTACAAAAGAGGAAAGAGGCATCACTAATTCAGTGGGTGCGTGGGAATGGTTTCTAAATTTCTTTATTTCCTCGGAAAATACATCCGGAGAAAGTGTAGATGTTCAAACAGGGTCAAGAATAGACGTAGCTTTCTCTTGTATCAATGCCTTGGCCCAAGATATAGCCAAACTTCCCTATAATGTCCGCCAGGATACTGCAAAAGGGAAAGAAATAATAAAAAATCACATCTATAGATTAATTCATACTAGGCCAAATTCATACACTTCAGCAATAAATTTCTGGTATGCTATAGTTTTTAATATGCTTTCCAATGGAAACGGGTACGCATATATAAAAAGAGACCGAACAAAACCAGTGGAATTAATATGGCTGGACCCTAACGATGTTACACCAATAGTAATTGAAGGCCAAATTTTCTATCAATTTAATACTGTTTACATACCAGATTCAGAAATTTTGCACTATAAGTTGTTCAGTTTCGATGGAATTTTAGGCGTAAGTCCTATCATTTGGAACGCTAACACATTTGGAGCAAGAATAAAATTAGAAAAATATACAGCCAAGGTTTTGGGGCAGAAGCCTCCGGGTATGTTGTCATTTGACCAGCCTTTAAACACTGAACAATTAAAGCAAAACCAAGAATCTTGGCAAAAAGCTATTACAGGAGAGAATCTTGGTAAAACGCCAGTGCTTTCTGGTGGTGTTAAATATACCCCGTTCATGATTTCTCCTTCTGAGGGGCAGATGATAGAGGCTTCAGAGCTTAATGACGAGAGAATAATGGGAATCTACCGGGTTCCTCCTACCATAATTCAAAATTATAAACGAGCAACTTTTAGTAATGCTGAGCAACAGAACAGAATTTATCTAACATATGCTCTCACTCCGATAATGACAGTAATTGAGCAGGAAACTGACTATAAACTTTTCACGGAGAGAGAAAAGAATTCTGAAAATCCTCCTTATACAGCCTTTAACTATAAGGCAATGTTACAGGGAGATACTAAGGCTCAAGCGGAGTGGTATAGAATGCTCAGAACTCTTGGACTTGTAACAGCAAACGAGATAAGAGAGCTTGAAGACCTGCCACCACTCGAAGGAGATCAGGGGAACATGGTAGTAATTCAGGGCGCAATGATGCCACTGGACCAACTCAGAGAGTTTTATGCACCAAAACAGGAGGCAAATTCTGATTTAACAAACAAGAGAATAGGATTTGATATTCAAGCCCTGAAAGAATCATTAGAGAAGTTGGAAACAATGAACAAGGCATGAAAAAAGATTACATAAAAGATATAGAAGGCGCAGAGCGAAGGTTTTTTAGTCCCAACATCGAAGCAAGGGGAGAAGGTGATAGTGAGAAGATTGAAGGAGAGGCAGCGGTAGTAGATAGTATTACAGATTTGGGAGATTTTGAAGAAGTGATTGAAAAAGGGGCGTTCGATGAAGTGTTGAATGATGATGTGAGAGCCCTCTTCAATCACGACCCTAATTTAGTATTAGCAAGGTCAATAAATGGCAAAGGCACTTTAAAACTATGGATAAATGAAGCTGGGAACCTCAAGTATTCCTATAAAACACCAAACAGAACTTATGCAAAGGATTTAGAGGATGCTATAAGAACTAAAGATGTTTCTCAAAGTTCTTTTGCCTTTAAAACCAAGGAGGTAAAATGGGAATTTGCATCAAGAGATAACGGCAGAAAAAAAGATTTAAGGCGAATAATAAAATTTGAAAAGTTATATGATGTGTCACCGGTGACTTATCCTGCTTACCAAGATACCAGTGTAGCAGCGAGAAGCAAAGAAAAAGTAAAACCAGAAGAACCAAAAAGTTTTTCTAAGGAAATAAAAAGAAGAAAGTTAAATCTAATTAAAAAGTCATGAACTTAAAAGGACAGAAAGAAAGAAGGGAAGAGATTGTTACAAGTCTTTACAATATCCTAAACCTGGCTGATAAGGAAAAAAGAGACCTTACAGAAAAAGAGAATAAAGACTATGAAGATCTTGAAAAAGAGCTTAAAACTGTAGACGCTAATATCGAAAGGTTAGAGCGACAGGAAGAGAGACGCAAAAAACTAGCTGAAGAGCAAAGAAGCAAAGAGGAAGTAGATGAAGCCATCGAAGAAAGAAGCGGAAAATCTGATGTTAAAGTAACCGACAAGCATAAGAAAACTGAAGAATTCAGAAATGCTAAAGTTTTCTCGATGATTCAGGGATCAGTTCAGCAAAACCACGAACAAGTATCAGAGGCACGCAAAGATCTTGCTGAGGGCGGTCATTACGATGATGTTTTGAAAGGTGAGAAACGTAATTTCTCAACTCTCACAGATGCCAAAGGGTCAATTTTCCTTCCTACTTCTGTATCAAATACAGTTCTGAATATTGCTCAGAATTTCGGAGTAATCCCTAGGCTCACAATGAACTTGGGCAATATTCTTCAGTCAAGCGAAGTAAAGGTTCCCCAAATAATGGGCAAGCCTACATTTACTGCGGTAAATCAGGGGAGCGCAATTTCTGGAAGCGGGTTTGATTTAGGTGGAATTTCTCTTAAACCTTTGAAGTGGGGCGCAATCATTGACTGGACAAATGAAGTAGATGAGGCAATAGGAGCAAAATTAATGCCTATCATCATGCAACAAGTAGGAGAGGCGCAAGCCTATACTATGGATAATACATTCTTCAATGGAACCGGAACTTCAGCCTATAATAATATTTTTGCGTCTCT